GGCTCCATTCTCGATACCTTTCCGGCCAACGGCATTTATCACACCGCCACCAGCGTTCCGTGGCTTGGCGGGTTTACGCAAGGCTTCTTCCCAGCGCGCCTTCAGTACCGGCCCGGACAGACCAACGATCTTTATATCTTTCACGGCACCGGCGTTGCACGCGGGAACCCGCCCTCGGTCTATGGCGCAACGACATGGTACGATGACTCTCTCGGCAACGAAGAGCTGGGCGTTCTCGCCGGCCTCTCGATTCCAGGGAATACAAAACCCCTGTTCGGTTTCGCGGACAAGGGCCTCATCCGCATCAGCAACTTCGACCTTCCACGGTCGATCCCGTTCTTTCCGGACGGCGGGGCGATCAACCTCAAGATCAACCACTGCACCAGTCTCGATTATTCGCCTGACGACGCGAATTACCTTGTCGCGATTTGCGGCAACGATCAGCAGATCAGCGGCTATTCGACCGACGGCGGTGCAACCTGGCATACCTTCGCCGCGCAGCATCCTGACGGCGTGGTATTCGGCGGCCAGATCCTTTGCACTGGAGGAACTGGGGCCACCGCAAAGATCATTTGGATACCCGGCAACAACGCTAAGGCTGTCCGTTCAAGCGATGGCGGGGCAACTTGGTCCTACATCAACATGGGCGGCTCGTCCGGAGGTATCACTAACTGGATTAACTCGATCTGGACACGGCGTTATCCGGCAGCGAGCGACAAGCAGACGCCCGGTGTGGCCTCGATAGTTGTCAACAACTCGAACCAGAGCATTTCGGCGGGAGTCTTTCGGACGAGCGACCACGGGGCCAACTGGACCCGCACGCTAACCGGAGTGATCGATAGCAGCACGGGAGCGGATAGCGCCCAGTTCTGGGAATGCAAGCTCAAGTATATCGACGGCAAGGCCGGCCAACTGCTTTACTGCGGTGGTCAGGGCTTCCCCGACTTCAACAGCAAGCTCAAGTATCTCAGCGATGACACGACCAATGGCTGGACCACCCTTGGTTCAGGTGTGATCGACAATGTCCACCAGGTCGATTGCGGCGTCGGTTACAGCGGGACGACGTTCCCGGCCGTCTACTTCAACGGCAAGGTCAACGGGGTTTCCGGCATTTACCGCAGCAAGGACTTCTTTGCGACCACGCCCGAGCTGCTGGGCCGCTTTCCAGCGAACAACCCGTTCTACATCCAGACGCTCGTTGGCGACAGGAACAAGCAGGGCCGGGTGTTTGTCGGGTTCAACAGCGGCGGCGCCGCCTACGGCAACTTCGCCTGATCGAAAGTCAACAACATGGCAACACGGATCATCGAGTATGGGGCTTCTGCGTCCGTGCTCCCACTGGTTCCGGCGGTCAACAAGGTCACAGCGCAGTCTGCCCTGACGGCAACCGGAACATCGCAGCAGAGTGCGGCAGTGCAAGTGGGAACGGCGATCGTCCTCGTTCAGTCGGATGAAGCGGTTTACGTCGCATTCGGGGCCAACCCAACAGCAACGACCAACGATTACCGGCTCCAGGCCGGCACAGAGCAATTCTTCGCCGTGCCTCCCGGTCAATCATGGAAAGCCGCAGTAAGGACGTAAGGTGTTCAAGGCGAACAACCCGACCACCTTTGACGAGGCCGAGTTCGACAACAGGATATTCGACTGTTTCGAGTTCGACAGCAATCCGGCGCGCAAGGTCAGACGCCCGTATCAGAAACAACCGCGTAAACGATAAGCCAAAGACACCGCCCACCTCAATGAGGAGCGGCAAACGGAGAGGCAACAGTGAAATACGTTATCGATTTTATGCGCGGCGATGTTCGCGTCGATCAACTGCTGGTCGCATCTGACGAGGCATTTGACGAGCAGCGCGAACTGGCGGCGCACCGCTATTGGCACCCTGGGTGGCCTGAGGGTCTGCGGCCCAACGCTGCGATCTTGATTGAATTTCAAGATTTCAAGTCATGAGCCACGGCGGTTCAGAAATGGATGATGTTCGCGAGCATATTCTCGCTGGGCTGATGGAAGGAAAGAGCCTTGCATCAATTTGCCGCGAATCTGGAATGCCGACTTGCCGCACTGTTCAACGGTGGCAAGTGGATGATCCTGAGTTTGACGTCGCGGTTACGCACGCGCGCGAGGAAGGCTATCAGCTCCTTGCTGAGCAGGCTCGGATCAGGGCTTTAACCGCAGACGATCCGGCGAAGGGCCGCTTAGCGTTCGATGCCGATCGCTGGTATCTCGGCAAGCTGTCCAATGCGTTCAGCGACAACAAGGCGCAGAAGCACGAAGTCACGCACGATCTGACCGACGAGGCGAAGCGGTGGCTCGGGCAGATTTCATAGAGCTGTGCCGGAAGCGCTGGCCCGACAAGCTGGCGAGGCTTCGGGACGGTTTCTACACGATCCAGGACGAATACGGCGAGGCTGTGCCGTTCCGGCTAAGGCCAGTGCAGGAGAAGTTCTTAAGCGAGCAACACGGGATCGACCTTATCTTGAAGGCCCGTCAGCTCGGATTCACTACGGTTATCCAGCTCGATTATCTGGACGACTGCCTGTTCATTCCCAACACGTCCGCCGGCGTCATTGCGCACAACCGCGAGGATGCTGAGGCGTTCTTCGATAACAAGATACGCTTCGCCTACGATTGTCTGCCGCCTGAGTTTAAAGAGCATGTCCCGGCGACGCAGGATAGCGTCAGGCAGCTCAAGTTCGGCAATGGCTCATCGATCCGCGTCGGCACGTCGCTGAGGTCCGGCACGTTCCAGCGGCTGCATGTCTCAGAATATGGCAAGCTCTGCGCCAAGTTCCCCGAGAAGGCGCGCGAGGTTAAGTCCGGCGCGCTGAACACGGTCCACGTCGGCCAGAAGATCAGGATCGAGTCTACCGCAGAAGGTCATTCCGGCCACTTCCACGAGCTCTGCAAGAAGGCGATGGACAAGACCGAGCTTGAGACCGAGCTGACCGCGCTCGATTTCAAGCTGCACTTCTTCGGCTGGTATCTGGATGACAAATACCAGCTTTCGCAGGATGTCGGCGAGAGCCGCGAGCAAGAGGAGTATTTTGAGAAGCTGGCGGCCGAGGGGATTGTCCTCACCCGCCAGCAGCGCGCCTGGTATGTGAAGAAGGAAGAGCAGCAGGGCGACGACATGAAGCGGGAGTTTCCGTCAACTCCCAAGGAAGCGTTCGAAGCGTCGGTCGAAGGCGCCTACTTCAGTCGGCAAATGACCAAGGCGCGGCAACAGAAACGCATCTGTCGCCTGCCAATCCTCGATGCGCCGGTCTACACGACATGGGACCTGGGGCTGAACGACAGCACGGCGATCACGTTCTGGCAGGACGTGGGCCATGAGCGGCGAGCGATCGATTATTACGAGAACAACGGCGAGAGCTGGGGCCACTACGCCGGCATCCTGATCTCCAAGGGTTACGTCTATTCCCGCCATTACATGCCGCACGACGCCGCCCATCGTCAGCAGGACGTGAACAAGGTCCAATCGCGCAAGGAGAAGGCGCAAGAGGCCGGAATCACCCCAATCGACGTGGTGCCGAAGATCGCGCTTGAGAAGGACGGGATTGACGCAAGCAGGGCGTTCTTCCCGAACGTCTATATCGATGAGCAGCGCTGTTCGCGGCTGATCGAGTGCCTGGATAATTACCGCAAGGAATGGGACGACAAGCTGGGCGTCTACAAGGACCACGCTCGGCATGACGAATACAGCCACGGTTACAAGTCGTTCGAGACCGCTGCGGTTCGGCCGCAACCGGCGGCGCTTGACCCGGCGACGCAAGAGAAGATGCGGAAGGCTTACGCCGAACGGCTGCGGAGCGTGGCTTGAGCGAGCTGCTGATCGGCTGCGGCAACTCGCGGGCGAAGAAGCTGAGGTTGAGCCCGGACGACGACTGGAAAGACCTGACGACCCTGGATCACGACCCCGATTGCGGGGCGGACGTGGTTCACGATCTGGAAGATTTCCCGTGGCCGTTCGAGGATGGTTCGTTCGATGAAGTCCACGCTTACTGCGTGATCGAGCATCTTGGGCGGCAGGGCGATTACAAGGCGTTCTTCGCACTGTTCGCGGAGATTTACCGGCTGCTGAAACCCAATGGCCTGCTCGCGGCACATTGCCCGAGCTGGAAATCGATCTGGGCATGGGGCGATCCGTCGCACACCCGCGTGATTTCCCCGGCGTCGATCACGTTCCTGAGCCAGGCTGAATATGAGAAGCAGGTCGGCTCCAACGCGATGACCGACTTCCGCTGGCTGTGGAAGGGCGACTTCGAGCCGATCCACGTCGAGGATGACGGCGAGCGGTTCACATTCGGATTGAGGGCGGTGAAGCCCGCGCGACTGAAGGAATAGCGATGAGTCCTGATGATATCGTGAACGGCATTGTCGCGCAGATCGCGAATCGCATGCTCATTATTGCCGTCGCCGTCCTTGGCGTCGGCATAGCAATCGGCGCGATTCTCTTCTGATGGCAACTCAACCGATGGCCGAGCCGGAAGAGGAACTTCCGGGCGGCGGAGCCATGTCTGATGAGGAACTAGCCAACCACCTCTCCGAGCATGAGCGCCGCGCAATCGGTTATTACGATACCGAGATTGCATCAGAACAAGCCTCAGCGATCGATCGCTACTATCGCCGGCCCTATGGCGACGAGCGGGCGGGTAAGTCGGCGGTGGTTGACGGCACTGTGGCGATCACCGTGGACAATGCGCTCGCTGCGATCCTGAAGCCGTTTGTCTCCGCTGATGAAACGGTGACGTTCCAGCCGCGCTCGAAAGAGGACGAGGACGTTGCTGCTCAGGCCACGGAATATGTGAACTACGTCCTGCACAACGACAACGGCGGGTTCCTGATCCTGCACGACTGGTTCAAGGACGCGCTGCTGTGCAAGCTGGGTGTCGTCAAGGCTTATCCCGAAGCCTATTCGAACGACAAGCCGGAGAGGCTGGAAAGCCTCGACCCGATGCAGCTCCAGATGCTGATGCAACAGGAGCAAGTCATTGGCGGGCCATACGGTCCCGATGAATACGGCCTCTACAGCCTCGACATCATGCGCAAGGACGACGGTGTACGGATTTGCATCGAGAACATCCCGCCCGAGGAATATCGGATCAGCCCTTACGCGAGGCCCGGTAGAACTCCTCCTTACGAAGCCCACGTAACGCGCAAGTCCAAGTCCGAGCTGATCGAGATGGGCTTTGACGCAAAGGTTGTGATGGCCCTGTCGAAGTCCGAGAATACCGGGATCGACGATGCTCGCGCCTTGGCGAGATACGACGACGAAACATGGGTTTCGACGCAGCAGGATTCGGTAGGTACCGACGCCAACCAACTGGTCGATTTCAACGACGAGTTTGCGCTGATCGATTATGACGGCGACGGGAAAGCAGAGCTCCGCCGCGTCATGCGCTCGGGCAACGTCATTCTTTACAACGAGGAAGTCGATTACGGCCTGTTCGCCCGCCTGTGTCCGGCGCCGATGCCGCACAAGATTTACGGCCTGTCACTTGCCGATCAGGTTGCCGACGAACAGCGCATCAAGACCGTGCTGTGGCGGCAGACCCTCGATAACCTTTATCTGTCCAACAACCCGCGCCCGGTGCTTGGCCGTGCGGCAGAACGCTCCGACGGAACCACGGTTGACGACCTGTTGTCGGATGCTCCGGGTGCCGTAATCCGCGCCGAGGACGCAACGCAGCTTACCGATTTCGCGGTGCCGTTCGTCGCCGACAAGTCCTTTCCCATGCTGGAGTATGTGAGCCAGCAGGCGGAGAGCAGGACTGGTATTTCATTACAGGGCCAAGGGATGGACCCCGATGCCCTCGACACCGCCGGCCAGATGACCGCAACCCAGGCCGCGATCATGGAGGACGGGCGCAACTCCCGTTCGGAGATGATCGCCCGTATTTTTGCGGAAACGGGCGTCAAAGACCTGTTCCGCCTGATGCTGAAGCTCCTTGTGGAACATCAGCCACGCGCCCGCATGATCCGCCTTCGCAACAAGTGGGTGGGGATGGACCCGCGCTCGTGGGACGCGGACATGGACGTGACGATCTCGGTCGGTTTGGGAATGGGCTCGAAGGCCGAGCGCATCACCACCGCGCAGAGCATCCTCGAAGTCCAGAAGGAGATCGGGATGTCGCCCTATTCGTCGCTGATCGACAAGGAGAAGATCTACAACGGCGCGAAGAAGCTGATCTCCGAAGCCGGGGTAAAGAACACCGAGGATTACCTGAACG